GTTCAACGATTTACCAAAGCTACTGATAACAAAGTTTGGAAAGATTCAAGGAGTATGATTTAATGCCAAAAATACTGTCAAGAGATTTCATAGAAGGCCCTGCGTTTGCAGTTCTAAATGAATTTTTAGGATTGTTTCGTAGTGATAATGGTTTTGCAAGACCAAATCGTTATGAAGTTATATTATCTGCCCCTAGTGGTAAAAGGAGTGGTGGTATTATGGATGATGTTGTAGCTAGATTAGGTGGACAAAGAGGTGGAGGCGATGATAGAGCAGCATCACTTAGATGTCAAAGTATATCTTTTCCTGGCCGAAACTTAGACACAGTACCAGATACAAATATTTATGGCCCAACAAGAGAAATTGTTCAAGGATATTCTTATGGCGAGGTTACTGGTACATTTTTATGTTCTAATGACCACAGGGAAAAGGGTATTTTTGAAACATGGCAAAATCTTGCATTTGATGATAATGGAACATGGTCTTTAGGATATTACGATAACTATGTTGGTTCAATAGATATATACCAATTAGATGAAAAAGATAACAGAAGAGCTGGTGTTAAACTGGTTGAATGTTTTCCAAAAACTATAGCTGCACAAGATTTAGCATATGGAACAAATGATACAATAACTACTGTAGATGTTACATTTACTTATAGATATTGGACAAATGTTGCAACACATGAACTTAATAATGGAAGTTCAATTACAGATAGATTGTCAGAAATTGCAATCAATACTGTAGAAAGAAGAATAAGTTCTCAAATACCTTCGTTATTAAATAAATTATTTTAAAGGATGAAAAATTATGGCTTTACCAAAACTAACCGCTCCAACTTATGAATTGGATTTACCTTCTACAGGAAAAAAAGTAAAATTTAGACCTTTCTTAGTAAAAGAACAAAAATTACTAATGATTGCTGAAGAAAGTAAAGACGACAAACAAATTGCAGAAACAGTTCAAAAACTTATTAGTTCATGTACTTATGGAAAGGTAGATGCACTTATATCACCGTTATTTGATGTTGAATATGTATTTTTACAATTAAGAATGCGTTCTGTAGGTGGAAATGTAGATATATCAGTTATTTGCCCAGATGATGAAAAAACAGAAGTTTCTATAAAAATTAATTTAGAAGATGTTAATGTGTTAAATGATGAAAAACACACAAACGTAGTTAAAGTTACAGATAATATTAAAATGATTATGAGATATCCTCAACTTATGGACATGCGAGCAATGAAAAATACATCAGAAAATATGTTTGAGTTATTACAATCGTGTGTACTTGAAGTGCATGATGGGGATACAATTCATAACAGAACTGATATAACTAAAAAAGATATGAGTGATTTTATAGATTCTTTTAGCACAATGCAACTTGCAAATATAATGGACTTTTTTGAAACTATGCCTAAACTTCGTCATATTATAAATGTAACAAATCCAAAAACAAAAGTGGTAAGTGAAATAACATTGGAGGGTATGGATACTTTTTTAGGATAGCCCTTTCGCATGATACTGTAACTAATTATCTTAAAACTAATTTTATATTGATGCAAGAACATAAATATAGTTTGACAGAGTTAGAAAATATGATGCCTTGGGAAAGGGAAATATATTTAGGTTTGTTAGTAAAACATATTAAAGACCAAGAAAAAGAACGTAAAAAAGGACAAAAACATGGAAAATAAATATCAAAGATGGGTTGACCTAGCACATGCAGTTGACCAATGGAGAATTTTTCCAAGAGTATTCATATCAACATACATCTATCTGTTATATAAAGTAGTAACATGGTATATGGCATTACCAAACCCAACTATGGAACAAAGTGGTTTAGTATCTATCGTTGTAGGTGCTGGAGCTGCATGGTTTGGATTATATACTGGTTCAAGTAAAAAATAGGAAACAATTATGGCTGAAGATAAAAATTTTAAAGAACTCATTGCAGAACAGCAAAGAACTAACAAGTTACTTCAACAGCAAATGTCTAGTGGAGACAAGGGTGCTAAACTTGGAGCGTCAATCAAAAATGCTGCTGGTGAGATTATCAATGACCGTTTGATTGGTTCAACAGCAAAGAAAGAATCTGACCAAACACAAACCATAATTAAAAAGGGTAATGAACAAAAAAAAGACCTTGACGAAAAAAATCAAAAAGCAAATTTTGAAATATTTACAAAGATGTCTACATCTATAACAAGTGTATTTTCTGGTAAAAAAGGAAGTGCTGCTAAAGATGAAGAGGATGCAAAAGATAAAGCGAATAAAGAAGACGGAATGTTTAAGAAGTATTTAGGTAAAGGTAGTTTTCTTAATAAGAATTTTATGAAAGGTTTTAGTAAGTTAAAAGATACATTTTCAAAGTTGTATGGAAAAGGTAAAGGTATATTAAAAGTATTATTTGGTGTTGCTGCATATGGACTTTTATTACAATACCTCAACTCTCCTGGCTTTAAAGAATTTATGAAAAATGATGCACCTAAAAAAATAGCAGCTGCTGCAAAGAAAATTTTTGGTGAAGGTGGGTTACTTGACCAAATTGGTGATTTCTTTGGAGTTGGTGGTGAAAAAGGTGGTAGTAAGAAAATGGGATTATTTGGACATCTTAAAGCTATTCTTGGTGGGTTTTTAGGAATTACTGAGAAGGGTGGTTTTGCTGCAATAGGTGATGCTTTAACAGCAATTAAAAGAGCTATTTTTGGTGGGGGTTTAGGTAAAGGGGTATCAGGCCCTCCAGAAGCAGATAATAGTTTACTTGGTGGAATGGGTACTTTTAGTAAAATTCTTCTTGGTATTGGTGCTGCTATGACATTACCTCTTATTTTAGGATTGATGCCTGGTTTATTTCTTAAAGGTACTTTTCTATTTCTTGGCGTTATGGCAATCGTTGAGGCAATAAAAGCAATTAATAATTTACTATTTGATAGTGCTGGAGCTATGAACGAAGAAACAGGTAAAAGAGATGATGCTGGAATAGAGAAAGTTTTACCTTTTACTAAAAAAGGAGCAAAAAGAATTGTTGGAAATAAAGGTTTTAGTTCTGGAGGTATGTCAAATATAGGGAAAGGCAAATCAGGAGGAATGTTTGTAAAAGGCCCAGATGGTAAATTAACTGCAACTCCAGCATCAAAATCTAATACGTATGGTAGTAAAAGCGGCAATGCAGCACAAAGAGTTATGGGTTTCTTTGATGGAGCTCCAAAGTGGTTGAAAAAAACCTTTGGGGGTATACTTAAAAGAGTGCCTTTGTTAGGACAAGCTATGCTTGCTGGGGATATGTTTAGTATATTAACTGGCGACCTGCCGTTCACAGCAAACCCAGACCAACCTTCAAAAGCTCAAGCATTATTTTCACTAATGGGCAATATAACTGGAATGACTCTTGGAGGAATGCTTGGTTCTTTAGTACCACTTCCAATAGTAGGGACATTAGGTGGAATGTTTTTAGGTGGAGAGTTAGGTGGGAGTTTAGGTACTGCAGCATACAAAGCAATGTGGTTATATAACAATGGGGTGACAAAACCTTTGGATTTAGCATCAGCGATGATGACAAGTGGGGAAAATGATACGTATGCAGATGGTAGTACGGTTGGTATGATTAAAGGCAAAAGGTCAGATCAAAAGATGGTGCCAAGCAATGTAGCAAAATATGGGTCTCTTGGGTCTATATTTAATTCTGTGAATAGACTAGTTACTACTAGGGGTAATAATCCTAATATAGCAGCACCTGATCTTAACATGGTGGCTAATCCTAGATACATTGAACCAACAGCACTTGCAACAACCAATGATGAATATTTTAAAAAATTAGGAATGGAAACTCCTATTGTGGTTAATAATAGAGGGGGTGATAACAACAAAACAGAATTTAAAGTTCAACAAAGAATTAGTTCAGAGTTTAATGAAAATGTTTGGGGTGGTGGAATGAATTAATGAGTAAAAAAAATGCACCCCTAAGAGCTCTTGGGGTGCATTAGCAGTTTATAAATCAACAGGGACTAGTCGTGAGGATTTAAAGGTTTGCCCACCGTGTTTCCATAAACTAAGCGTTCGCTAGTTTATTAAAGTAGTCCATTGAATCATCTGACTCTTCTACTTGAGTTTCCACGATTGGTGCAGATACTTCCTTTGTATCTACGATTGGTGCAGCAACAGGTGCATCTTCTAATGTATCTGTTACATTACCTACAGTTGTCTTTCCAGACAGAACTATATCTAATCGTGTTTTCAATTCGTCATATGATTTGAAAGCATTTGAATTAGTAAACTCATCTAGAGGATACTGTTTCTTCCAAGTACTTTCTATGGCACTTTCTTCTTTAAAGATTGCAGTTGGACTATCGAACTCTGACTTATCATAGTTCCAGTAGCCGTCTACCTTACGGATTTTTAACTTGAAGTTAGCACCTTCCCAAAAGTCGAAAGGGTTAACTGCAACATCATCAGGAAAAGCAGGCTGCATAGATTCCATAATCTTGTCAAAGATTTTCTTACCATAACGGAATAGAAAAACTTTGCCTTCGTTTTCTGGATGTTTCGCATCACTCACTACATATACGTTTGAGTAATACTGCAACTTACGTTTCTGTTTCCTTGCAATTTCCTTATCTGATTCAATGCCAGTATTCCACAATGCTGTGTTATGTTCTGATACAGGGTCTTTACCAATATCACCACTACCAATTGTGGTTCTAGAGTTCTCTATATACCATTGACCAGTCGGCCCTTGAAAAGCGTGACTCCATAGTTTTGCCCAAGGCAAATCTTCACCCTCACAAGATGGTAAAAATCTAAGAACTGCATAACCATTACCAGATTTATCAAGCTCTGGTTTCCATAGTCTTTCGTCCTTATATGATTTCTTTCCCTCTTGGGGTGCAGAATCTTCTTTAACTGCGTTTAAAAGTTTATCGAGCGAATTGCTCTTTCTTAACGATTCTAGTGACATTTGTCTCTCCTTATGTTATCGTATGTTATTGTATAAATTATCGTATGCTATATATTCTACATTAGGGTATTCTGCAACCATTTTATTTACTGGACTAACCCACTTAAAGTTCACGATATTATATTCATTAAACAAAGTATTAAGCTGGTTATTCCAATTGATTGGATTAAACCCTTTTGCAGTTTCGGGCAGATAATTAGCACTACCCTTATACACGTTATTTAGTGGTTCTTTGTAGTCACTACTGTCGAACCCCACCATGTATATCTCGTTAGCACCCCCTTGACACGCAAGGTGTAGTGCTGTATTTCCAGCAGACCATTGAGTAGGGTAATCAATAGATTTAACCATATCCTCACCATCAACCCATGTAATGTATATTCCTACATTCATTTCTGCTTTTAATTTTAAATCTTCGTAATCCAAATTTGGATTATCTTTCATAGCTTGTTTTATATTTGCATGAACTGTTTCTGGTTCTTTACCTTGTATCACACAGTTTGTTCTACCATCTCTAGGTGTTTCAAATATTCTCTCTGGTGGATTAGTAGTTTTCATTACATCTACAATACCACTTGTGCCTGGCAATATATCCCAATCAGTAAACCAACAAGTGTTGTTTTTAGCATACCCAGATTGGTATATCTCTTGTTGCATGTTATAGTCTACAGATACAAGATTGTCTACTTGCATATCACGATATACTGCATTACAACCCCACGTTTGAATTTTACTTGGTATACTTGTTGGCCAGACTTTACCCAGTCTAGATTCACCATTACCATATACTATTACCTTTTTATACACGTTTGGTAAATTTCCTTCTAGGACTATATCCTTGTGGCCACTCTGGTTGTCTACTTGCAAGTTTCTTTACTCTCTCACTCATCTCGTT